TGAACATTCTCAACATTGTTCATATTATAAGCAATTACCTTATCAACAACTCTAGATAAGTTCTCATTACTTCTAAAGTTAATCTTTTCTCCTGCTTGGAAATGACCAGATACTTGGGTTAAAGTAATAGTACTACTTCCAGCACCAGCAGCTATTGTATATCCTGTAGCACCACTCTCTGCACCTTCAACATATGCAGATTGAACAACTTCATCATTAGATACATTGTCATTAACAAATAACTTTGTATATAATTGAACATCATATAAGTAACAATCAAACTCTGTTGAATTATCCTTATACTTAGAATCGGATAATCCAAAATTATATACCTTAGCATCACCAATCTTCTCACTACTGATCCCACTTTGAAGATCAATAGGGTTTCTAAATGTTGTTATTCCCTGAACACCATCAAGTTTAAGTCTATTTCCAATTCTAAAGGAGAATGATTCTTCTATTTCGTCTGAAGTAGTTCTTGGTTTTGCAACATCAAGAGTTTCCCCCATTGTTTCAAATTCATATCCTTTCACATAGGCAGTACCTGGTGAAATTCTAACACATGCAAGATCATCATTAGGGGTATTACCTTGCCTTGTAGACTCTGTTGCGTAGTAAATACCTTCACTACCCATTCTATCATTTAAACTATCAAGAATAGTAACAAAGAATGGAGTTGTAGTGTAATCTCCAGACTCATCAAAAGTTCTCTTAGCAAAATAATCTCTAATTAGATTATACTCACTTGTTCTATTAAGTTGCTTCTCAATATTACCAGCTCTTATTCTAAGAAGTTCAATAAAATCAGTATCATCAAAGTCGTCAGTAAACTTTTTAGCTAGAACCAGATCTATTTTTAATCTATCTGCGCCTGGTGCTGCATAGTTTGAGAATCCTTTAGCGTTATCATATAATCCTGCATCTTCTTTTGCATTAACTGTCTTTTCTACAACTTGAAGTCCAACTCTATAAAATGGTTTATTATCATACTGATCCAAAATAAGAGTTTGTTGATTAACCCTTACAAAAGAACCTCTTACAAAATAAACACCAGCTTGAATATTAGCTGCAGAACCTGATAAACAAGCATCTTGTGATATTGTTGATGCAACAGATGAACCAGTATTTAATGTTGTATTACCATAAGTAACAGGTTCTTCTAATATTATTAATTCAGAATCAGAGAAGAAATCAAAAGATCCACTAGGACCAGGTGAACGATATTTTACATATAATGTTGGATCTGCAGATATAGAAGTTGATGCTGGAATATAATTAATAATTTTCGCAGTAATACCTGAAGTTTGTCCTTTTATTCTTTTTCCTACAAGTTCTTGTATATAAACTTCAACATCAGTACCTAAATGAGTTGCGTCTAATCTAACAGCAAAATAATTTCCATCGTAAGTTACACCACCAGGGATAACAACAGATCCCTCTTTAAACATATGACTACCAAACTGCTCAATTTGATTCTGCATTATAGATTGCAGACTCGTTAGCTCACGAGCTTGAACAGGGAATCCTGGTTTAAACAGAACTCTATGATAATTGTCGGACCTGTCAAAATCGTCGTAATAGGGACTTATATTCAGGTTAGTCTGTTGTGGCATCGGTTTAGAATTCTAATACGATTTTGATATCTTCCTTTTGGCGAACATTTCTTGAAATAGCAGGTCTATTGTCAAGATAGATTATTTCGCCAGTCCTCTTATTTATTTCACCGTCAGCGACACCATTGGTGAACTGAACGCCTAGATCAACTACCTTACCAGCAGGTGTTGTTGTAGATATACCACTAAATGTAGCATCCACATTAACACTAAACGCAGTACTAGTTACTGCATTAGCACTTGCACCAGATTGAAAATCAATAACAGGAGATTGTGTTGCTACCTCTACACTGTCAGTAGCATCAAATGTTGATTGGTTATAAACTAGACTTCTATCTTGGAAGTATTTAATAACCATAGTGTCAATATCATAAGAAGCAACATATCCTCTAGCAGTACCAACTCCTGTAATATTCTGCTCAATAGCAGTTCCAATACCTAGAGCCTGTGAAGTATCTCCAGTGAACTTAATTGACTTTAATGCAGAAAATTCAGAAGATTGTAAGTAATTAGTACCAGCAACCCCAATTGCAGTTGGGTTTCTAATCAATCCAACTTGTGCAAATCTAGTATCAGAAGCAAAATCGTAAGAAGATGCGTCAAATCTAGTATAAATTAGAACCTTATCAGTACCTAATTCTTTATATGCATTGAATCCATGCCCATTTGAAGGAGGAATAATCGGAGTGAGTTTAGCAAACTTTGTAGCAGAACTATTGATAGAAGAAAGATCAACCCTTCCATAACTGTACCCCCTACCACCATTAGTAACTTGAGCTGAAATAATTTGACCTTGGGTATTAGTTAATATCCTAACCTTACCCCCAGTCCCATCACCTATAATATCAACCTCAATGGGACTTGATAGGAAATTATATCCTACACCAGCTTCATCAATTGATACTACCTTAATCTGGTTGTTATTTGTTTCGGAATCTCCATTCTCCCTAACAACCTTAACATCAGCATCAGCTGTTGTTTCCCACTCATTAGGAACCGCAATGTATTCAGTGGAGTCAAACTTCACGATATCCGCAGGAGGAACCGTGAACATGTATTTCCAAAGGTAACTATCACCACTTACACCAGCAGCAGATGGTTCAAGATCAGTGAAAGTTGGTTCATCTAGAGATGCAGCTGCAATAGTTGAAATACCAGCAGCACCATTATTGATACAAACATAGACTCTATAGTCTTTGTTCATAACATAGTAGTTTGCTGAATAAAGTCTACTTGAGTTAGAAACTAAAGAACGATTAGTCGTACTGTAGTCGTGACGGTACATATCATATGATGTACCTTTAGTCCAAGTAACCTTTCTAATCAACCTCCTAACATCACCAGGAAAAACTTTCCTACCAAATAACATAGTATCATATACATGGTTATTGTAGTTGATACTATCAACGGGTGATGGTGGTTGAATAGTTGTACTATTCCAAGTATCTGTTCTTCCGAATCCCGACACTGTAGGATTTGCTAATCCGAGGAAAGCATAGTAAGAGTTATTTCCACTAGTAACATCATCCATGAAGTTATTAGCGTTAATAATCCTAAACTGATCGGTTATAATTGCTGCCATTGCAATGTTCTAGTGTGAGGTCTTACTATTTTGGTATTTATAATGAAAAATTAAAGTTTCTTGCCAAGAGCACCAGTATTACGCAAACCAATATTCCTTCTTTGGACAATTGGCCACTTATCTAGGTCTGGATTATAGTCAAGTCCCTTAGCAGTTAAACCTAGAGGATACTTGACATCTCTTATAGCTGAAGAGAAGCGTCCCCATGTAATTCTTCCTGCAGGATGTAAGGTTGATCCAATACCAACCAATCCGCTAACATCAGTTCCAGAATGGATGTTACATGTAATAACACCTGTTCTAGCACTTCCGTCCCATGATAATGCTGATGCATAGTATATATTATCAACTTCATAAGTACTAATTCCGATAATATCAGAGTCATGAGTATCAGTACTGGTAATTACTCCAGCAGCAGGTGATAAACCTGTATCATAGAGTTTGAATGGATACCCTTCTTTAAAGTCTTGGACAAAGGAAGAATTCTCCGCATTAACTAAGTTGTTAGTATCCAATTGAATAACAAGTCCAAGATCAGTACCAATACCAACTGAAGTAGTAATACCAGTAACTAATCCAATATATCCTTTAACATCAGTTTCTAAAGGATCTATATCATTCCAGAATTCCCAGTTAACACCAGCTTGTGCTGTTGTACCAATACCAACACCATAAACATAAAGTCCAAAGTCATCATCCAATAATCCATCAATATCTCTAAAGTTTGCAACTTGATCAACAAACATTGTAGTATCAGTTGATGCATATGAAGCAATAACATTAGCATTTGGATAGATTTGTGCTTCCATAGAATCTCTTGCTTTGGAAACTAATCCACCAGCAAAGACTCTATCAACTTTTTGCTTATTCCATCTCATTGGTTTATAGTTGTCGTTATTAACTCCTCCTCCTTGATAGAATGGAGTTTCAACAACAGATGCTGTTGCTATCCTAACAACAATTCTTGGATCTCTTTGAGCTAAGTTAGTGTTGTCTTTTGCAACCAGATTTTGCTCAAGATCCGCACTCTTGAATAGTTCTACTGAATCACCTTCTTTAATAATCTCATTGACATCATAGAATATACTATCAGTACCAACTGTTCCTCTATAGAAGAAGATGAATACATCATCCTGTATAGTTGGAGCAGTTTCAAATGCAACAGATGTTCCACCTCTAAAGGTGTAATGTTTGTTGGGTTCTTGAAGAACACCATTAACAAATATTAGAAGAACAGGTCCAAGATCAATTTGTCTAGAATCAACATCATTATTATCAATTTCAAAACTAATCAACTGGTTCTGGTAATATAGAGGATATCTCAATCTTTCACCATCTTGGAATGGTCTAATATTATCAATATAATCCAAATTACCAAACTGCCATGCTGCAATATCATCATTAAAGATATTAGTTACTTCAACCTCAAATGGTTCAAATAAATCACCAGCATCAGGATCAGTTGATAATCCAACTAATCCAAACTTATCACCCACTCTGAATCCATATCCAGGTTTAGCTAAAGTCCACTTAGAAACTTCATTTAATAAGAACTCTGGTCCAGTTGAGTATCCAACATATTGAGTACTTAAACCAACAACATCTATAGTGATGGAGCATCCAACACCAGTAACAGTTGTATTACCAAGACCCAATCTATAATTACCTTCAATACTTAGATAGTCTCCAGATGGAGCTAAAGAGTTAATAACTGTATTCTTAGAGTATCCAGAACCACCATCAACAAGATTGTATATCAAAGTACCACCAGCACCAACAGTTGCTGTTATCGTTGCTCCAATTCCATATGGTGAATTACCTGGATCTGTTACTCCAATAGCAGTTATTGTGCCAAGATTTGTACCATAACCAGATCCATATGTTAATTCACAGTAGTAGATAGAAGCTGTACCACCAGAATGATAAGAGTGTGGAATAGTGCTTATACCAGCATTAACCTTAAAGGTTCTAGCAGAAACAATACCAGTTACATCTAACTGTTGATCATAATCAGGATAAATGTTAGTTGTTAAACCAACTCTTACTGTACCACCACCTGTATAAGGATGTGCTAGTGTAGATACACCAACGAATGTAGTAAAGGATGTAGTAGTTCCTACAGACCTTACAGTATAATAGTAACCTTGAACACCGCTAGGATAAGTCTTAGCACCATATGTACATGTTACTCCAATACCTGCTAACTTAAAGTTCTCTGGATTTACCAATCCATGATTAGGAACAGTAAATTGTAAAATACCTTTAGTAGGATTGTATGTTGCATTTGTTGGTGTTAATGCTGCACCAGACCAAGAATCAATATAAAGTGTGCTAGAAGCAGCAGATACGAATGTATGTGAGTAATTACCACCATACTGAATTGCACCAGTAGTAGCATTGAGGAATCTATGAGTGTGGTTACCGCCAGAGACTACTGCGTTAGTTGCCTCATATCCTGCACCAATGTCATAACGATGCTCTGATGTATCAGTTGAAACACCAACTTGAAGTGTAATATATCCAGTCTGTTTCTTAATACCACCTGTTGTTGCACTATCAAAGGTATGTGCAAATTGATCGTTAGGACCAGTTGCACCAACATCTACCGCAAATGTATTAACAGTAGTACTTGCTATGGATACCCACTTACCATGAATAGGATCTGATACACGAGGATATGCGTGAGCAATTCTATAAGCATCTCTAGCACACTTCAGTGATATCGCTCCAGTATCAAACTTAAC